TTGCTTATGGTTCTTGGAAACAAGGTCAAGATAGAAGAGAAGCTATGAAAGCTTATAGAAATAGAGATAAAGAAGAATAATGGAAAAAGAAATTTGCACAACCCATGAAATTTTACTTGAAGATGGAGCATGCGTAAAATGTCTTTCTGAAGATAATAAATAAGGCGGTTTTTAGGCCGCCTTTGTTGTTTACTTCCACTCCATCTTATTTATCCTATAATTTTCTTCATTCCTGTATGTAATAATTATACTATTGTATTGAAATATCTCTACCGAATAATTAATACCATCTCTAGTCCATTCGGAAATAAAGTTTGACTTTTCATTTCTCACCGCTTCCATTTCATATCCTTTGTAGTCTTTGTCGTATGGTGACTTAAATGACTCTGAAAACAAATCAGGTGCGCCATATTTATCTGAAAATATTTTTACATATTTTTTGTAATTAGAATAAAGCTCATCCCAATTATCTGCATCTCCAACATATGCGCTTAATACAACTGGCTTATTTGACTTGATGGTATTTACAAGATAAACCCTAGTTAGTTTGTTATCATACTCTCCAGAAAGTTTAAGTGTTTCACCTGCTGCGTAATCTAAAGTAAATCCTTTTGTTTTTAACTTTGATAATAAAAGATTCCTATCTTCTTTTAAATTAATGCCATCAAATATTTGTGACATTGCAGTGTTTACTAAAAAAATAATAATTAATGTCGTTGTAATTAGTTTTTTCATTTTTTTGTTTTTAGGTTATTATTTAGTTTCGTTAATATCTATTATTTTCACTTCTTCTCCATCCAACATTGCATCTATAGTTGATTCTATTATTTCTCTTTGCTCTGGCATTAGTAGTGAAATTTTTTCTGTTATTGCTGGTATAGCAAATACATCACTTTCTAACTCCTTTTTTAAACCAGATCTAATATCATCATCTACGTTTGGATTTGTTAGAAAATCTCTATAAATCCACTTTATTTTATCAATGTAAGTTTTGAATAATGCAGATCCTTTTGATCCGGGATACTGCCTTCTAAAATCTTCATAATACTCTTCAGCCATCCTCAAGTGCTGAATAGCGCTTATGATATTTGCTCCTTTCATTTATTAAAGTTTATATGAGTCTTTTCTAGTTCTGATAAAAATTCCCTTGCTTTTTCTACCTTGTGCTGAATTCTTAATATATCATCTTCGTTTCTATCAACATTAAATATTAATATTCTTTCTGAAATATCAATATCATCAAATGTCATATTAAATTCAAGCTTCATTGACTCTTTTACATATTCTGGGCTTTCTTCTGAAACAACATTCATCTTATTAAGTAAGTATCTTTTTTCTTGTTCGATTATACCAAATGGTGTATTTACAAGACAATATGCAATATGTCCACTAGTAGCACCCGTAAGCCACATGTAAGATTGAAGCTGCCAGTAATACAAGTTATCAAGCTTATCTGGAATATTTCCTAAAAATGTCCAAAGGTCATAACTTGATTTAATATCAATAACCTTATTTGGATTAACAGTGATTATATCTGGATGCCCCGATATGTAATCATTAGTAAATCTATGTTCATTTTTAGCATAACCCACAAACCAATAACGATTTAAAAGATCAATTGAATCATCTTCCGCTTCAACACCCTTTTTCATTTGTTTCGTTTGAATGTCTTTTACTCTGCCATACTTCTCGGCAATATAGACTTCAATCAAATGTTTTTGAGCTGTTTTAGAAAGCAATCCAGCTTCTTTGTCTGCTTTAGATTGTGGTTCTGTCATCAAATATCCAACTGAGCTGGACCTGATTAGTGTGTTGTTAAAGTTTATCATGTTAGAATAGTTTACCTTGTTGTTCAAAATATTGTGAGTTTAGTCCGAAGTTTTTTCTCATTGCGTTATATGTTTCAAACCATGCTTTTGCTTGAGATTTTGCCATTCTTTCAATTCGTTCACAGTACTCAATTGCTTCCTTTCGATCTTTCATTAACCAGTACCCTTTGGCATCAGACAGAATCATATAACCTTTCTTTATTCTTAAATCTCTTATTACCTGTCTAATTTTTCTTAGGCTAGATTCTCTTTTTTCTACTTCATATTCAGGATGGCTTCCAAGCCATTTTTCTGACCTTGCAATTTCTTCTTGTGTAATTCTGTAATTAGCACTTGAAATTAAATTTAATATAGCTTTTTCATCATTCGTTAGTTGCATTGTTAAAACTTTTTAATTTATTATTATAACATTCTAGTAGTTCTGTATTATTTTTACTCATTAACTCCCAAGCCTTCAATTCTTCTTTTGTTTTACAGATCTCAATAAACTCTTTCGTTCTTTCTGTTAAAGATTTTGGATTTTGTCTTGGCTCTATAACTATTGGCTCAATTTCCGCATCAATAACAATAGAGTGCCTGTCTAAATTCTTTTTATGATATTCTTCAACAAGACCTTTTGCAATATCAAGAGCTTTATCCGCAGACTCTCCATTATGCAAACAAACCTCTACTCCAATTTTCTCAGATGTGTAATTCCCTAAATTAAATGTTTTTTGGTAGTTAACTTTTTCTATGTGCATGTGGTTATTATTTAATTCTAGTTACAGTAGTAGCGTTATCGGTAAATTTTATTTTGAAAAGCTTTTCCTTATGCTCTTCCTTTTTCTTTAATTGTGAAACCATAACCATTACAGAAGTGTAAGGGTTTTCTAATAGTAAACTTTCTTCTAGTTTTAGGACACCCACCCTGCTTGCTACAGATGTGGGACTAATGCTTCTTGCCATATTTTTATATTTTATTGATTATAGGGCAAAATTATATTAATTAATTTAATTAAAAAAATAAATTTAATTAAATTTTAAAAAAAATACCCCCTATGGAAATAGGAGGTATCTACTAAACTAAAATTAACCTAAAAAAACACACAGAACATTGTAAAAATACAAATTTCTAATGGTTTTTAAATTTTTTCTTTACTAATTCTAGTTTATGTCTATATTCAACAACTAACCATTTTAATTCATCTCTTGTTGGCTTTGAAACCTGCCTAGCTTGATCCTGTAAAAACTCAACTATGCCGGGCTTTTCTGCCTCTAATTTTTTAGCAAATACTTCTAAATTTCCAGATAAAAAACAATTATCATGTTCGCTTTGTGGACGACAATTATCTTCTAACCATCTTGTTCCAAAATTTCTTCTACTAATAAAATGACCACACTGGGCTTCTTGCCATTTTATCTTTTTACCAGAAGTATAACACGAAACATATCCATTAACATCAGCGTGCTTACATCTTATATACTGGCTAAATACAGAATCCAAGTCGTCTGTCAAATACTTAATACTTTCTAACTCTTCTTCATCTTCATATTTATCAATTCTTCTTTGTGTAGATTCAATAGTAGCACATTGTTTGCACATTTTTTTTGAAAAATGATAATCCAACCTACCACATGAAACACATACTTTTTTCTTTGTTATAATTGTACTTCTCATAATTATGACAGGGCATCTATAATATCAAATTGTTGATCTAAGCTTAATCTTCTTGTAATATCAATACCCTCACTACCAATAACAAGTTCAACACTATCTATGTGTATGCTAGTTTCATCTTCAGAAAAAGTATGTGTACCATGAAACTCTTCTTCTCTTTCTGGATAGAATATTGTCGTTTCAGTATAAGTTACTAATAACTCTCCTTTTAAATCCTCAATCTCGAACATCTTTGTTTTCGTTTCTTGCTTCTTCTTCATTTTCTTTTAATTTATGTAGTTTATCGTTGAAATACCTATATTTTACTGGATCAGAATCACCTCTTTTTACCTCAATAATTAAATCCAATCTTTTTGCTAATTCATATATTAATTCTCTATTTTCCATTATCTATGACAGAAAGCACCGCAGCTAGTTTCTTTTTTTAAAGATTTATATAATTTTTCAATATCCGGGAACATTAATTTTTCACTTTCACAATCTACCATTAAATCTCTAAGCCTTTTACCATTACCCATAATTGAATAAAATTTTTTCCTTTTATCTTGAATCTTTTCTTCAAATTCCAATACCTCCATAAATTCTTTGTTATTCAAATGGTACATAGCTTTGTATTCTTTTTCG